CGCGCCGTGCGATGACCAGTCATGGTCTGGCCCCAGCCCGATCCCGCGCTTCTCGTCGCGCTTCTCGTGGTAGTGGCCAAGAGCGTCCCGACCGTGCGCCGTCTTCTCAGCGCTGAACCACACCGAAGGCATGAGCCGCCGAACCGCCTCAATCCGCTCCGCAGCCGCTCCCCGGCCTTGGTTCGGAACAACCTCAACCGAGAACCCCGCATCCCGCAAGGCGCTTTCGTAGCTGACGCTAAACACCTTGTCCGACTGCGCACCGTCGTGAGGCAGCACACACAAGGCCGAACCGTATCCGTTGGCCCTCAGCCAATTCACATGCGTGGCCAGAGGCTGGCCTTGCGCCTCGTAGTAGTCCAGCACCCGAACCTCGCGCCCGATAAACTGGGCAATCCAGATGCTGCAGGCGTCGGCCTTGGCTCCGGTCCCGCCGATATCCCAGAACGCGCGGAACGTCATGAGCGGGTCAGGCGAGACGTTCCCGATCCGGCCTTCCGCCTTGGCCTGCGTCAGCGCGCTGGCGAAGTAGGCTCCGTCAGTGACCGCCGCGTAATCGCCGTTCCAGACGTGCGCGTATTGATCCGGCGAGTTGATGAGGTCGAATTGCCGCTCGGCTTCCAGCTCATTCGGAAACCAAGGGTTGTTGTTCCAGTTGGCGTTCACCACCACCGCGTCGGGCGGAAGTTCAGACCCGCGAAGCAAGGCGTCCACCGGGTCGGTCTTGTGCTTCGGGTTCCAGCTGAACCACAGCTCGGAGCCGGGCTTGCGGATCGTCGGGCGTAGCAGTCTCAGCGAGGTTGGCGACAGGCTGCGGGCTTCCTCAACCCACGCCACGTCATAGCCTTCCAGCGACTTGATGCTTTCCGCCGTGTGGTCCTGCATCCCGACAAAGTCGATCTGGCCACCGCCTGGCGTCCGGATGAACTTGTCCAGCACCTCAAAGCCCGGAACCTGAAACTCCGCGATCTTGTCTTCGATCAGCCGCTTTGCGCTGTCCCTCAGGGACTTCTGAACCTCGCGGACGCAAAGGATGCGCGTTCCTTTGGTCTGGGCACACCTGAAGACCGCAAGGCCTGCGAAGAAGTGCGACTTGCCGCTTCCCCGGCCTCCCCATGCGCCCTTGTATCTGGCCGGGAGGATCAGAGGCTCAAAGACCTCCGCGACCGGGATATCAAGATCAATCTCCACGCTGTTCCGGCCTGACGATCCGATGCGTGATGGTGCGGACGTTGTGCGTGGCGTTGACGTCCTGTTCGGTCTTGTCGCGCCACTGATCCGGAGCCCGGTTCTTCAGGCCGAAGATGACCGCCGTGGGGTTTCCGTCCTCGCCACGCGCCACAGCCCGCGCCCGGTTCTCCCACCAAAGCACCGCACCGGCCTGGCCTATTTTTACGGCCTCCGAGAACTCGGGATGCTTTGTGCGCCAAAGCTCAACGGTTGATGCGGCCTTGCCGATGTGGCCCGCGAATGCCGCGACGCTATATCCGTCTCTCAGGAACTCGATGACCTGCTCGCAATAGGCCGGGTCATAGTCAGTGGGTCGCCCGCCGGGCATGGTCGCCTCCATACGCCAGACCTCGCGGCCTCCTGGCGTCGATGCGGTTGCTATTTCTTGGATTTGGCTTTCCGGGCGACAGACAGGGCTATCGCCACCGCTTGCTTCTGCGGCTTGCCGGATTTGATCTCAGTGCGGATGTTGGCGCTAACGGTCTTGGGCGAGTAGCCAAACTTGATAGGCATGGCAGGCCCCCGGCGCAATTCGCGCTCCTAGCGTTTCCCATTGGCATGGAGGCGGGCGGGTGTCAAGGGTGCTGTTATATCCGCAGGCCTAGCGCATAATCTGGAGGTTATACGTCGTAGCTATCGCATGGCCGCACACCTGAGCGTGTGGGCAAGCTGGATAGCGCAAATGGCAAGGGCCGGGTAGGGACCACGACATCCCATCCGGCCCCTGAGTTGTAGCGCCCCGACCTTCTGCGTGTCGGTGGCGTGTGCCGGAAGTCCCGTTACCCCCGCAAGCCGCAGGACCCTTTCGGGCGGGTTGCTCTTTTGCATCCGCTTGAGCCTGCCTTCTATGCCCCAAGCCTCACGCCTTGTCTACCGATCCGTTGAGGACGTAGTGGAGGAGGGCGTCGGCGCCCCGCCGAAGCGTGGAAATATCCGACGAGAAGTATTCCGGGGAGCGTGTTCTCTGCACTGCCAGCTTCAGGCACTCCAGACGGAGGGTGATGAGGTCGGGTTCGGGCTTGGTCGGGACACCGAACGTGGGGCCGGTGTAGTCATCGTGCGTCTTGGTCATCTCGGGCTCCGGGGGCTTGACGGGATCACCGCACAGAAACAGAGGCGGAGTCGGGGCGGGGGTTATGATGCGGTAGTGGGTGACGTCGAGTGGATGCAGTATCGGCGAACCAAGCGGCGGCCTGAAGGACGCCACCCAAAAGCTGCCCCAATCCATGTCACCAGCTTTATCCGCAGGCCGCACGTAGCCGCCGCGAAGCCGCACCTCCACCACCGTATCCGGGTCTACCGGGCAGGTGTCGGTTGTGTGTTCGATCCAGTCGGTCATGGGGTCACGATCCTCCAAACCATAAGCGCTGTGCACAGCAGATACAGGACCGAGAAGACGGTGAACGGTCGCCGGGGCTCGTAAACCGCCACGCCTGCGTTTGCCCCCGATGCCCAAGCGAACATCAGCGCTGTGAAAAGCCATACGGTCATCGTGCGGCCTTTCCGGCTTTGTAGCCTGCGAGAAACCTCTGGTTGTTGGTGATGTGATCCCGCTCCCCCGCCAGCATCTCGTCCGCTATGAGGGGGTATTCTTCCGCAAGCAGCCTCCGGACCGCCAGCAGGTCAGGATCAACAGGCGGCGGGGTGTAGCCCTCTCGGCGCAGACGGGCCGCGATGGTGGCGACCTCGCGGAAGTTTTCAACGGTAAAGGCAATCTCGCCGCTGATGCCTTCCAACCACTGCCTCCACGCTTCGCGGCCAGTGGCCTTGTCTAGTTCTTCAGGTGTCATTGTGCGGCCTCCTTGAGCAGAGCGTCGAAGCGGTCTTGAAGGTCAAACCATGGGATAAAGTTGATGTAAGGCTCAATCTCCCTCAGCAGCCCCTCCAGCGCCTTCGCCCGTTCCTGCTCCTCCTCTCGGGCTATGCGGGCGGCGATGGTAGCGAGTGTGTGGCCGTTTCCGAACGTGCCACCCGCGTAAGCGATGTAGGCTTTGGTCGCTCGCGCCTCGTCCAGTTCTTCAGGTGTCATCGCTTGTCCTCCGCCTTGCCCGCCACCGCCCAGCGCAGGTAGTCCTGCGCCTTGAGCAGGCTGCCGTCGCCGCCCTTGTGCTTCTCGCGCCAGGTGTATTTCAGCACGTTGCCCTTGCAGAAGCCCCGCCACTCCTCGTCGGTCAGGGCCGCGCGGATCGCGTCGATGCACTCGATATCGCCCTGGCGGTAGTGGTCGTTGGGGGAGGTGGGCTGCTTGGGCCTGATGATGCGATATCGTTTAACTCGATTCCACGGAAATCCATCCGCCGCAGCGGGGCAGAGGCTCAATCCGGGAATGTCTACGTGGACAAGGGCGCTCTCCGACACTGGACACTCGCCGCCGTCGTGCGGAATCCAGTCGGACAGCTCAGTGTTTTCGGGCAGCACGTATGGGAAATCTGACATCACGGATTCTCCATCTTCACAACCATCGCCACCATCTGAGCGTTTGCCGACGTGCGCGAGGTGATCTCGCGCTCTCCGGAGAGCATCCGGCGGATGGAGCGGGGGTTGAGGCCCATGCGGCGGGCGAAGGCTGTGTTGTTGAGGTTGGTGGATTGGATGAGGGAGCGCAGGTCAGCGGGGGTCATTGCGTCCCTCGCATGTTGCGGTGAGCCTCCAGCGTCCGCCGGGCGAACGATGCAAGCACGTTGTCTGGCAGGCTATCGGCCAGCGTGTAGAGGCTGGCGGACATGCCGCGTCCGATGTCGCCGAAGGTCTCAGCCTCGTCGATGGCGTTGATGAGGTCGATGCGGGACGGGATGCGCTGGCGGGGCTTCACAGCGCACCTCCGACAGCCGCAAGGGCGATCAGCAGCCATGCCAGCGCGGTGAACGCGGCGGCGGTTAGGATGGCCTCTGCGGCGAGGCGGATGGGGCGGGTCATCGGTCGTTCTCCTCTAGGCCCCAGCGGCCTATGAGGTGACAGTAGGGCCAAAGGCCCGGACCGTCAACATCTTTTTCGCTCGTCCTGAAACCGCTTGCTGCCTGTTTCACTGTTTCACTCCCTAAGGCGGTGAAACATGAAACAGCCCGCCGGGGATGTTCACGTGTTCACGCCGCTAGGGAAATGAACACGTGAACAGGGCTGAACCTTAGTTCAGTTCCTCGCCGAGCGCCTTTTCCACTTCCGCGCCCAGCCCTTCCATCGTCCAGATGAACAGCGTGTGCGATTCATCTTTCGCGGGCTCCAGGGACCATCCGCACGGCATATCGCCAATGCCCCGGCGCATGGCGGAACGGACGACAAACGCCAAGGCCGATGGCGTGACGCTTTGTTCGCTGCCGGGATAGATCGTGACGTGAAGCGGGCAGGTGTATCCGAGCCTCTGGGCAAAGCCCTCGGTCAGTTGCTCCCCGAAAACGAGGTTGAGGAAGTCCGTGGTTTCGGCGCTAAGGTTCATTTGGTCGTGTCCTTCTGTGTTGCGACCTTGGGAAAAAGTCTCCGCACGCTGAAGCGTCCGGTGAAAATGGGGGAGCGTGTGGAGAAACGGTCAACGCCAATCACTGCAGCGGACCAGCCTTAAAAACAACCCTCTCGGCTGAAGTCATTGGGATTGCTCCGCAAACTGGCGCTTGGCGTCCGCCCTCGGCGCTTCAAACACCTGTCTCAAATTTTCCAGCCCCATCCGCACCGCCGCCGACTGCCCATCCCGCGAACGGATGCCTGTGACGCGCTCAACGATCCCGCGCCACTGCATCGGTCGATCTTCCTCCACCGTGGCCACCATGAACGCGGACAGGAGGGAAGCGTCCAAAGGCCCCACAGCGGCAAGAGCGCGGGTCACACGGCGTCCAGCTTGGATCATGGCGTCGGATACCAGTTCCGCAGAACCGGCCCCACCATCGACCTGGACCGTTGCACCGCGTGAACCGGCGAGGCCCTTCCAGATTGCCCAATCCTCGGCCAGCCTCATCGCGGCGTGGTGGTGGTTCTGGTTGATGGCTCCAGAGCGTAGGAGAACGGTGAAGACGTTAGAGCGCCATGCCGACAGGATTTTACCGTCCGATCCAAGGTTCACCTCCGCGCCCATCGCCTCCAGCCTTTCAACTTCGGCGCGGGTTTCGGCTTTACGGCGTTCGGATGCGGCGGGGTCAAAGGGCTTGCGGCGGCGGGTCATG